CCTACAAGCTTAAGCATCTCAACTGTTATGTTGGTCAACCGCGCCCCATAGCATGCTACTTTTTCGCCTTTCGTGCCCTTGCAGTTTATCGAGACGGCCTCTCCGCTCGGAGACGCGCCAGTTGCACCACCGCTCAAGATAGCGGCACGAAGTTGATCCTTGATACTCATGCCGCTACCTCCATGCGAGCGTTGTTACTGGCTACCGAGAGAAGGAACGAAGTAGGCCTCCCCTCGCTTGAACCCGCCCCCCAAAATGCGTAGTAAAGCTTCTGGCCACGGGTACAAGGTATCGTCGCTTTCCCCCACGAGGCGGCGGCGTTCGATGAAAGCTGCTGTAAGGAGTAATCGATACGGAGCTCCACCGTAACGCTAGCGGAGCCCTCAGCCCATACGGTGACATAGCCGTCTGCGGGCGCGATGTATTGGTGAGTCCCTTCGACTGTCGATGGGCCGACAGTCTCGATGACGACGGTGCGTTGTGCAGATGGGAAAGCCAGTCTGCTGCTTGCTTTACCGAAGTTTCGGAGGCAGTCTTTAAGCGCAGGCATAGACCACCTCCTTTCTCGAAAATAGCTGAGAGAGTAGGGCAGTTAACCCCCCGATAGCTTTAACGAACCGCAGCCAACCGACCGCGTCAGTAGATTCTACGGTGATGTTCACGCTATCCCCCTTTCTTCCGTAGATATACAAAGTCGAGAATGATTCGCCGGCATTGCTTCGACTCTGTGCAGCCAGACCGTTGCATTCAAGCCCCGTCCAAACATTCAGCGGAGTACGAGCACACAAGCCAACGTAGCCAGTTTCAGGAAGCACGTACTTAACCGTTCCTGCTTTTGCGACCCCTATCAGGTCGACCGCATTACCACCTGCTACAGGAGCAACAGAACCAAGCCGAAGCGTCTCCGCCCTGAGCAAGTCCTTCACAGTTGCCATCAGAACCCCCTGTACATGGTTGCCTGCGCGGCACGAGCATCAGCCTTCTGGCCGCACTCATATGCGATGCAAGCGGGAATCGTCGGATACTCGACGAAAGGAAAGCCCGCGACCGTCGGCAGGTCACGAAGAGCCTCACGATACGCCAGCACGTCTGCACGCTCCTCATCAGTCAGAGCCTCACGAGAAGCCTTCGCAGACTTCTTGACCGTCATGTCCTGCATCTTGATGTAGTCGTCCGTGTCAGAGAGGCGAGCATTGCGCTCGGCTCGAACTTCGGCTGCATATCGCTCGGTGACAAACGTGTCGTCATTCTCGGGCAGAGAAGCGGCGGCGTAGTAACCGCCATCAGCAGAGCGGAAGAGTTCACCCGGACGTTCCTTCGCAGTCACCCACGTCAGCACACGACCATCAATCTCTTCGTCCTTGCACTCATACCCATTGGCACGAGCCCACTCAAGATCGAGCGGATCAACGAAGCAATGGACAAACGAACTATTAGAGTGCGCCGCCACTTTGCCATTGCGATCCATCACCACAAAGCCGCCCACAGGCGAGGCCATGGCCTCATTCAGATACTCGGCCTTCACTTCAGATAACGTTTTCACGCTTCCTCCTTATGCGGGAACCTGCCCGCCGAATTCGACAATCAATTCCTTGAGAGCAGTCTCAAACTCGGACGTATCAACCTTCTGTGCGAGGCCCGCGGTGTAGGTCGACCTATCCACCTTCTGTGCGAGGCCCGCGGTGAGATCGGCAACCATAGCCACCTCAAAGCCTCCGGGCGTAGATCCGTCCATCAGGTGAATCTTCCACTTGGACGTATCCACCACGAGCTGTTTCGGAATGCCTGTGTAGACCTTGACTTTCTCTGTCGTATCGCCCATCTGGGCGAATCGCGTCGGTTTCGTAGCCATTACGTCGTGCTCCCTAAATCAATGTCGCCCTCAAAGTCGGCGATCGTTATCTTGTCCTTGGCGGACAGTGCACCCAGCGTAGGCTTGCCGGTGATGCCCGCCCACGTCGTAGTGCCAGCGGGCCCCGTCGGGCCTCGTTCACCTTGGGTGCCCTGATCGCCCTTCGGCCCCTTGATGTCGCCGCAGTCGACCCACGCACTCCCGCTCCACGAGTAGAGGCGCGAGCCAACCATGTAGGCGTCGCCGAGCGTTCCGGCCGGGTGCTGCTCCTGCAGCTCTTCGAGGGACGGAAAGCTGCCCTTGATCGCAAGTGCTGCGCCGGTTTCGCCCTTCGGCCCCTGCGGGCCCCGGACGTTTGCAAGCCTCGCCCCGACCGTGAACGTGCTTGCCGCGAGCGACGCGATCTGGAAGACCTCCCCTTCGGGATCAATCACCGTGTCGCCGACCTTCACGTTGGTAGAAGGCGTGAGCGTGGCGAGCGCGGCCGTGCCGTTGGCACTCATGTTTGCCGATGTCAGGCGTACTGCGAACGCGGCTACCTTGGCGGACTGTGCAGCGGCCTGAGCGGACGTTGCGGCCTCACTGGCCTTCGTGCCTGCCTCCGTCGCCTTGGTCGTCGCAGTGGCTGCCGCGGTCTCGGACTTTTTCGCCTGCGTCTCTGCATACGTTGCATAGTGGAGCGCTGAGTAGAGGCCGCCGTCGACAGCCGCCCCCGTCTTGCTTGCCCATGCCTTTGCGGTCGTCGAGGCTGTATCGGCTCCTGCCTTCGCAGTCTCGGCCGCCTTCTGCGCGCTCGATGCGGCGGTAGCCGACTTGGCTGCGGCATCGGCCTGCGCCTTTGCGTTGGCCGTTTGAGCAGCGCCGGCTGCGTTGACGGCGGCAACCTGTGTCGTGCCCGCAGCGTTCACCTTCGACACGTTTGACGTGCCAGCACTCGCCACCAAGCCGACCTGCCTGGTTCCTTCGGCCGCCACGGCGGACTTCTGCGAGGAGCCTTCCTGCGTGATCTGGTTGACAGCAGTGGAGCCCGCGTCCTGCACAGCAGTCACCTGCGTGCCGCCCTCCGACCGGACGCTCCTCACACCCGCCGCAGTCGCGTCCTTCACCTCCTGTAGGAGCCCTCCAGTGGAGCTTTCAGACTGCGCGGCCTTCTCGGCGTAGTACTTCGCACCATAGAGCTCGCTCTCCACCGGAGCCGTCGTCTGCGTGGCCCACTTCTTTGCGAGAGCATTACTTGCATCAGCGCCGGCCCTCGCCTCGAGCGCGGATGCTTTGGCGGCCTCTGCACTCTTCTGCGCCGCTTCGGATAGACGGACGTTTTCGGTAGTCGTCTCAACGGCATTCACAGCCGTCTCAAGATCGCCGCGATCAATAGCGCCGGCCACCTTGTTCACGTCCTCGATGTTGATCGCCACCGTGTGGATGTTGCCGTTGACCACTTCGATGTCGCCAACGATCTCATCTGTCGTGGAGCCGCAGTCCCAGTCGCCGTCGCCTACTACCTTGCCAACAAGGTCGGTCGCCACAGTCTCAACGTAGGGCATGCCGCCGGATACCTTCACGACATCCTCGATCTTCTCTGCCACTTTGGAGACTTCGTAGGCCTTGCCGGCAACCTCGACGACTTCATCCTTGATGCCGGCGACGGTCTTCACGTCCTCAATAGCTGTACCCGTCGCCACCACCGGCACGATGTTGCCGGCCACGGTCTTGATCTCGTCCTTGACCGGGACGATGATGGTGGCAGCTTCGGCGTAGGCCTTCGTCTGCCCCTCGGATTTCTTCGCCTCTTCGGCGGACCGCTGGGCGGCATCAGCGAACTGTCGGGCGTCGTCTTGGGCGGCGAGGAGCTTTTCGATCATTTCCTCGGGCGTCGTCGAGGACGTAGCCGGGACCTTAAGCGTGCGCCCTGTCTGCTCGACGAGTTGCTGAATCTGAACAACGATGCGGTCTAGGCCCTCATTGATGATCTCGGGAGGAAATCTAGAGTAGTTGGTGAGCTGAGTTTCCTGCGTGTATGCGAGAGCGGAGCCGATGACGAGAATCTGGCCTGCCGCGAGGCCATTCGTGAGCGTGACTGAGCCGCCAGGCGCAGCATCCTGATCCGAATTCATGGTCACGGAGTAGTCCGTGCCGTAGGACAAATTCACTGCGGCCTCAAGATCAGAGAAGGAAGTCGCAACGTAGACATCCGTCTCCTCGAAGATCTTGAAGCTGAAAGAGAAAGTTTTGAGGCCTGCGCCAGTGTAAGGCCCAGCGAGGCGCTTGACGTAGTCAATCATGAGAACGGCTCCAATTGGAGCCATTCTGGATGACGAAAGTCGCGGAGTGCGCAGGGCTACTCAGGAGCATTCGCCACGCGAGGCATGCGCTTTGGCACAATCTCTGTCGGAGCCCACCAGTACTCCTGCCCGGTGTGCTTCGGGCCCCACGATTCGATGCGCGCGAGGTAGCCAGGAGACGATGCTTCCATCATGTCGTTGTAGACCGCGCGGTCGATGATGCCCTTCAGATACCAGAGGTTCACAAACGGCATATGCGAACGCGCGAAGCGCAGCGCCTTCGCATCAGACTTGGTTTGCCGGTTGTAGAGGCCATTGGCCAGACTGCCGCGCCAGTCGTTGTAGTAACTCTTGCCCACGTCCCATGCATCGAGCACAGTGCCCGTCACGGGGCCCATGAATTTGAGCCAGTTTGGCGAGCCGTAGGTGTTCTCCCCGTCCATGCCGGCAACGATGAGATCAGCCAGGAAGCCCGCACCGCCGCCAACAGACATTGCCTGCATCCAGGAGTCCGCAGAAGTTGGATCTTGCAAATCCCGGCCGGAAGCCAGCGCGCGAAGCTGAACGGAGATTGCCCCGGCCATCGTCGTTGTTGTGAAGATCAGAGCTGCGTACTTTGCGCGGGAGACGCTGCCTTCTGTCTGAGCGATGTCAGACATGCGCTCAAGGTGCCGCCGCATGAAGCCAATAGGAAAGGACTTGAAGAGGAGCAGGCCTCTCACGGCTTCGCCGGCAAAGGTGCCTCTCGGCCCAGCGATATTGCTGAGCGCCCGTGTGCCCAGATCAGGAGCAAGGGAAGCAAGGCCCGATTCCTCTCTCAGCACGGCCAGGTAAGACGTGACCGCATGCTCCATATCGCGAGCCGTTGGAGCTCCATTCGGGACGAGCTTGACGAGCCGCTGCTTATCCGTGCTGAGCGCGTCTATATCCACATTGCGAATGTCCTCTCGCGTCAGGAAACCTGCGCCGCGAATCTTGTAGGGCTTCGCCTCCTGCCAGAGAATCCAGTCCATCTCATTGACGCCGCAGCGTTCAAAAACGCGCCGCTGATACGGCGTCAGATTGCTCCAGTCTGTCTTGACGAGCCAGGACATCATGCCCATGTAGTTAATCATCTCTGCCCGGCGCACGCCATTCGTGAAGGCATCAAGGAGCGAATATTTCATCGTCGCGGACGCGAGCTTGCCCGTCCATCCGCTGCCGACATTCTGAAGCCCCCAGCGCGAGCAGGCCGATGAGAGCGCATCGGCCATGATGCCGCCGCGGACGGCAAGGTCACGCGCCTCGGAGCCCCAAGCCGCAATGAGATTCCTTGTCGCCGTCCAAGCAGGGATGCCCATCAGGCGAGCCGTCGAATAGTAGGTCGGAATGTCGGAGACAGAAGAAAGGAAGGTTGATCCGAGCTTGGTAGCCACCTCGAGATTGCGCATACCGCCGGAGATGTCGGCCAGCGCCGCCCGGGAGGCGTCAACAGAGGCCGCACTGCCATTGAGCACGCTCCATTCGGTATCAATGTAGTGCTCGCTCAGGCCGGCTTTCATGGTCTGTACAATGCCCGGCCGCCCCTGCATCTTCGCATTGATCTGATCCGCCTCAGCCTTGGCCATGCGCTTCATTGCCGCGTAGGTTGCATTAGGGTTCGGGCCCAGTGACCTCATGAGCTCAGCATCCTTGGCAGAGCGCCTGAGCGAACCTCTCATCAGATCAAAGACCGTGCCTTGCCCAAAGGTTCGTTGATACTGAAGCCAGCTGCTCGCGTCCTTGAAATGGAGCCCTCGGTGCAAGTCGCCTCGGTTCGCACGGGATGCCGACGGCCCGGCCACAGTCGAAACCTCGAAGTCACTATTTGCGCCGTCTGAGCAAATCGTGTCAAAGGCACGCCCCAGCATCTCGATGAAGTCCTGATCCGACATGGGATCACCATTCAGATCAATGTACTTTGAGCGGTCAATCAGAGGCTCTATGAATTGCACCCAGGCCGCGCGGTTCGCGTCGTAGGATGATGGTGCATCTCGTATCCAGCGCTCAACGTCATTTGCGAAGCGCCTGAGCTTGCCTTGACCGGCCAGAACCTCAACCGCATGAGACATCAGCCTCGTGTCGTGAGTCTGCGGTATGTAATGGTCAAGCTTGACGATGTTGCCGCCCTCAGCGTTATAGCGGTCAATGCCGGCATCGTCCTGCCGTTTCCATTCGGCAGCAACGTACTTTGCAATCTGACTGCCTGAATCTTCTCCGAAGACCTCTTTTGTCACGGCCTCCTCGAAATTCAGATCCGTGAAGAGCCCGGTGATGCCTTTCTGTTTGCCGTCAATCGCAACGAGAAAGTCATTGTCTGCCTCAGACTGAGCGCCGATCACGCGACGGTCAATCTCACTGAGCACCTGCCCGGCCGCAGAGTATCCGTGATAGCCGCGCTTGCGCTGAAAGGCCAGCGAACGTTCGACATTCGCCTGAGCGAGCACGGACAAGTAAGCACGCTGTCGGATCTTCTTTGCCTCAGCCTTGAGCGTCTCCTGATAGAGCTTCGTCGCAGCGTCAACACGCTGCTGATGCGACATCCCCCGCCATGCGTCTGGATCAGCCGCCCGAGCGCGGAGCATGCCCGCCCGGATGCCGGCCAGAATCTCATGCCCCTCACTCGGCGTGATTTCGCGCCCCAGCGCGAGAGACGTGCGCTGAAGGCACTCTTTGCGCATCTGAATTTGCTGGACGTTCGCCATCATCAGACTCCATTGTTGACCAGTGCGCAGATCTCAGCGACAGGCAACGCCTTGTACGCCATGTCCTCGACCTGCTTGGCGTGTTCTTCTTCCCGAGCCAGGAGCTCAGCAGCGGTGATCGTCGTCCCTTGGTCATCGAGCTGGACGCGCATGTCCGGGTTGTCCTGCAATACCATCTGCACCCGCGCGCGCTCTCCCGTCATCTCCGCATCGCTAGAGGCAAAGAGGTCAAGCGACTCCTGCACAATCTTGGCCTCGCGAGCCTCCTCGACCTTCTCGACCACACGCGCCGCTTCGTCCGCAGTGGCGATCGGCTCGCCCAGCTCGTCCATGAATGAAGCCTGCTGCGGAGTCGCCTCAGGCTCATTGAAGAGGCCAAGCGAATCCTGCGGAGCGGGTTCATCGCCACCAAACAGATCGGGAGAGGCATCCTGCGCAGCGGCATTCTGCTCAGGAACAGTAGCGCCGGTGTTGACAGGCGCATCGGGTTCGCTGATACTGTTCTCAGATGAAGGCTGTTGTGGCCCAGTCAAGCCTCGGGTGCGCGGTTCGGCAGACGTGCCGGACTGTAGGCGACTAGTATGGTTCTTGTCCCACAGCAGCCTTCTGTCTTTCAAATAGCGATCTTTAGCTACAGCGGCCACGCTCCCCACACGATATATGCCCGAAACCTCTTGAAATTCGTTGTAGAGAATTCCTTTTCTCAAAACGCCATTCTCGTTGAGTGTTATCGGGCGCACCAGAACGATCTGCCCTTCCTTCACACCCGCGTAAATCTGAGTGTAGTTGCGAGCAATATCTACAATCGCCTGAGAAACTGTTTCGTATCCAGCTTTCTCAAGGTCAGCCAGATGTCGCTCCAAATGACCGTTGTTAAGCGTTTCCTCTTGCAGACGAACTGGCAGGGGCTTCACGCCAGCGATGCCTTCTGGCAAAACGGTCAAATTCGGGTCGCCATTGATGCCTAAGACACGATGAACTTTCCCGTCCGGAGTGCGTGCAACCTCGATAAGTTCCATTCGCGGAACCGGCTCAATCGGCACACCCGTGAAGGTTTCTGTCGCAGCGTGCGCGAGCTCCGGCCCCGACTTGATCTGCTCAGTCCTGTCGGCCTTGGCAACTCCTGAGAGCGTGCTCATATCCTTGAAGGCGCGCTCGTTGACCTCCACACCCGTGATCCGGCCGAACTCGCGAGCCATGTCCACGCGCGTGAGTTCGGGCGGAGGTCCGAACATGCCCTCACCCTGAGCAATGCTGTCAAGGTTCGCCCGTGCGAATTCCGTGAGCTGAGTGAAGGCGTCCACGATGCCGCGCACGCCGCCTTTCTCGCGTTCGTTCTTTGCGAGGAAGTCAAGGAACAGCTGCGCCTCAGCGGAGCGATCCAGCGATGACTGCGCAGCCAGCTCAGCGAGATTCACCTTCTGGCCGGATGCGCGCATGCTCTGGAACTCATTGAGCACCTCAGCAATGGCCGGCCGGAAATCTGCTGCGCCGCCGCCCTCAAGCGAGAGCACGCGCGGAGCCAGCGTCCTCAGCGCCCTCAAGAGCTGAGCCACGCCAGGCGTCGCGTTCGAGCTGTCAAGCAGGGACGTGAGGCCGGGAGCTTTATAGGCCGCCTGGAAGATAGCTCGATCCAAGCGCTGCGCAGCGGCATCAGTCGGCACACCGTTGACAATCAGCTGCCCGCGCTCAGCTTCTGGAAGCAGCGCGACAAACTGCCGAATGCTTTCCGGAGAAACATTGCCGTCCTCAGTGAAGGCCAGCTGAGAGAGGTCAATGCGTGTGCTGTCCTGAATGGCCGTCTCAAGGTAATTGAGCTCGGCCGTCGTGCGCTGATTCGAGCGGTCTCCAATGTCGGCCGGCAGATCACTCTCGCGCACCAGGCGCACGAGGATCGGCTTGCTCATGCTGCGGATCACGTCAGGTGAGATGCCGTGCGCCGGGTCGGCCTCGAACTCCGCCCGGTAGCGGTCAGCCGTGCCGCGCACATAGGCCTCGCCCAGAGCGGTCACGCGCCCGTTGCCGGCAATCGCTTTCGGGACGAGCTCATCAGTCTGAGCGCCGTAGAGCAGGTTCGGCGTGCCGTCAATGGCATTCGACGTGAGCACCGTGTCCGCATCGACCACGGCATATTGCACCTGATAGCGTTCACCCTTGGCGTCAACCATGACCGAGAGCCGCCCGCGCTGAGCTTCCGGAATTGAGCTTGAATCCGTGACGACGGGAGCGCCCTCACTGAGCAGATGCGAAGTCGCGACGCGGAGATAGTCCGGATCGGCCGCAATGGCGTTCATCTGACTGACAGATTCTTTGGAAGATCTGTCACGGTTCTGGATGACTGCGCCCTCAGAGGCTGCGAGCTTGGAAAGCCGCTCAAGCGATGCCTTTCGAATCGCCTCAATCTTCTCTGGATCCACCGCCTCAGGCGAAACCTTCACCGGCTTTTTCTCGCGAATCTGCCGGTCAGCCGTTGACTGAGCTTTCCGCGCGCGCTCTACCGCAGCGCCGTTCGTCTGATCCACCGGGAGATTCGCAGTGTTGGCCGTCTCCTGCGCCCGGATGCGCGCCGCGTCCTCGACCTCCACATCCTTGACCTGCGGCCCATTGCCGCCGTTAGTGACGTAGGTAGCAGGCTCACTTGTCGCAGGAGCAGATTCACCGGCCGCGACAGTCTCCGCTGACGCAGAAGCACCGCCCGGCCTGCGCAGCGCGGGAACCGTACCGGCAGCGCCGCCCAGCACCACGCCCAGCGCGAGATTCAGCGGATCAGTTGGATCGTACTGCTCAGCCGCTTTCGAGTAATCTGCCTGCCGGAGAATCGTCTGAATTGTGGCCTGCTCATTGACGTTGGAGAATCCGCCAAGCGCTGCGCCCGTACCCGCGCCGGTTGCGAGTCTGACACCCGTTCTCGTCGAATTCGCAACGAATGCACCCGGAACAGCCGCCCAGAAAGCGTTAGAGATGCCCGAGAAGACGCCTGCCTTTTGCGCGGTTGACTTGTCTACGCCCTCCTCAAGCAGGTGCTGCGTCTCACCCACGCCGAATGTCGTTCCCACTAAGACCGCAGTCGTTGCGACATTGCCCCAGCCCGGAAAGAGGCTTCCCACCGTCTGCGCGAGTCCGTATTTAGTGAGGCCGTTCGTCAGGCCATGAACAATCTGCGCTGCTTTCGAGCTTCTGAAGGGATCAGGCGAATACTCATCCCGTGCATAGCGCCTGTCACGCTCAGCCTGAGCCTCGAGGCGCGCCCGGTAGTCCTCATCCAGCAGCGGCAATCCTGAGACTGCATACTCGAACGCCGAGCGCATCTCATACGCTCCGGACATGAAGCCCTGCCCAACGGCAGAGAACACGTCCGACGAGAAGACCGGCCGCCCGTCATTCTCCTGAGCCTGAGCCGTCTGAGCATCAGTCTGCGCAGGGGACTCTCCCTCTGGCGGCTGAGGAGGAACTATCTTTGCCGGGGCTTCCGGCGTCGGCTGATAGCCGTATTCACGCTGAAAGATCATTCGCCCCACACCTTGATTTCAAAGGGCTGCTTGTTCTTGTAGAACAGGATTGAATCGCCCCATATGACGTTGAAAGTGTTCTCAGCACCATTCACGGCCGGAACAAGCGTTGCCGTTGCGAGATGCTTGTCAAGTTCCGGCCCAGTGAGCGGATCACCCATCGCCGTGTAGGCAACCGGCGTCGGTATGTCGTGCATGCTCGTTCGCATGCGCTTGACGGCCGTCTCAGCATCGGAGAGATCCAGGCCGCCCTTGAGCGCAATCTTCCTGCCCTGATACTCGTAGATATCGCCGACGACGAGCTGCAATGCCCTCGCTATATGAGTGGTGCTCCCCACTGCGCCGTCTTTGCGTGCCAGCCCGGCAGCCACTTTCGTCACTGAATCGATGATTGCATCTCGAACCTGAGGCGCGTCATACAGACCATTGAGATCTTTCGGTACGTAGTAGCTCACACCGAGCTGCGGAGAAGTAATCATTGCCATCGCCGAATCCTTCTCGGCAATCGCCTGCTTCCCGGTCAGGTAAAGCTCAGGCACATCCGCCTGAGTGGGTGTGTTTGAATCCTTATCCGCAGGTTTCTTGTCTTCAGCCGGATTCTCGATAGACAGGAGAAAGACGTTGCGCCAATCGTCGCCCAGCTGAGCGCCGAGCGTGCTTTCACCATCCGGCCCGACTGAAGCAGCCAGCCGCCTGAGCATCGTCACCTGCTGCGCCGGAGGCAGTCCCTCGAGCATCGTCTTGAGTTCAGACACCTCACTCTTGCGCAGGAGCACTGGAGCCACGCCGTAGTCGTTCGCAATTGTGCCCATCTCTCGCGCACGCGCGCCCAGCTCATCAAAGGCCGCCGGTTTTGTCCAGTCAGTGATTGGCGCGAGCTGATATTTCTGATCCTGAATGGCCGTGCCCAGAGGATCTTTCCTGCGCTCTGCCTTGACCTCATCCCTGGCTTTCTTCGCGGCCTCGTAGCCCTTGGCCTCTTCTGCGTAGGAAGCTGACCCCCAAACAGGTTTCAGATTCTCGACAGCGGCATCCATGTCCGCATCTGACAGGCTGCGGAAGGAGAAGATGCTTTCGGCAGCCTTTCGTTTTATCTCGTAGTCTGAGAAGAGCTCTTCGCCGCGCTTGTCGCCATAGGTAGCGATAAAGGCATCTCGCGAAATCGGATTCGGATCAGTACCCTCCTGCTCCGTCAGTGCGAGCGAGTTTTCCATCTCGCGCTTGAGGTTGCCCTGCCGCTCGGCAGTCTCTCTCGCGACGAAAGCCCCGGCCATGGACATGATCTCAAGCTTGCGAGGCGTAGAGAGGCCATCAACGAGCGGGATGCCGGTTGAAGTTTTCGGATTGACGCGCCCTTTACCGACAAGGCCAGGAGCCTGCTGCGCCACCTGATAGGCGAGCTGCCGCTTGCTTGACGCCCAGAGCGAATTGTCTACAGCATCCCAAGCCTTGGCGCTCATATGCTCACGCTCGTCACGGCTCGCAGCGAACGCCCCGACCGGATCATCGTTCGCCCACTGCTGAAAGCGCTGCGCCATGAAGGCGTCATAGAGCTGAGCCACTCCCTGCCGCCGCGTGTCCTCATCGTAGCCTGCAATCTGCGCCTGATAGTCATGCTCCTGCACAATGGAAAGCCACGTCTTGGCAAGGTAGTCCTTGTCTGAGTAGTGCTGCGCCGCGTCATCCATCAGCGCCTTCTGCCGGGACTGAGATGAGGTCAGGTGCCACTGATCTGTCTGCTCCTGATTCCACCGCATCATCTGCCCGCGCGCAGTCTGAAAGCGATCCTGGATGCGGCTTTCGACCGCCGCCCGGACATCAGGCGTGAGCTTGTCAAGGATGCCCTGCGCACCCTTCTGAATCCACTCGACTGTCGGCGTGAAGGCGTCTACAGCATTCTTCTCGCGCTGAGCCATGTAGCCCGTCTCAGGCGCATAGAGCGCATTCTGGACAACCTGCATGAATTTCGTCTCAGCCTCATCGCTTTCGGCCTTGACGCTGCGCGCGTGCTCAGTCTCGAGAATCTTGCCCACAGCCTGAGCACCGTAGGCCAGCGGCCGGATTGCCGCCTGGAAGGTTGACTCATAGTCCACTGTCGGACGCGGAGCATCTATCACCATCCGCCCAGTGCGCCCGCTGTCAGGCACCTGAGGAATGCCGCCCTGGAAAGTCGGAACCATCGGCATGCTGATCTTTCCTCCTTACATCCGGCCGTAGCGTGATGCGCCGGCAAAGTTGCCCCAGCCCGTATCCCCGAAGCCGTAGCCGTACTGCTTCGCCCCGGCATAGTTCGTCCACTTGCCGCCCGCTGAGAAGTTCTTGTCAGTGCTGAGCGGATTTGAGCTCAGCCCCTGATAGACGCCGAGCGCCGCCTGCATGTAGTTCGCCGCGGAGTACTGCGAAGCCCCCATGAGCGTCGCGCCGGCCGTGAGCCACGCACTCTGCTTTGAGGCTTCAGCCATGAGCGCCTGTCCCTCGAAGCCAGCAGCCTGCATTCGGTAGCCCCAGGCGTTATTGAGCGCATTCGACTTGATCTGATTGACATCGATCTCTTTGACAATGTCGGTCGAAGCCTGGAGCTCAGCAGCGGAACCCTCACCCACGGCAATGCCGTTCGCAGCCAGCGCCGCCCGCTGAGAGCCCTTGACGCGCCCGGCCGCCATCGTCGTTTTCTGAATGTCTTTCTCGCTTGCCCGCAGCGTTGCCTCGTATTGGCGCATCATCGTCTGCGCATTGATGCGCGCGATGTTCGCTTGCGACTGAGCAATGGCGTTTTTGGTCTTTTGCAGGCCGAAGGAGCCGAACGCGCTGATGGTGTTCGCCACACCGCTCGCGATCAGTCCGCCCCAGCTCGCGCCGAAAGAAGTTGATGCTGATGAAGCAGCCATAGAAAAGCCTCCGAATCAGCTCATTGTCTGAGACGGAGGCTGCGGAATGCGCAGGGGTGCTGAAGCGGTCAGACCATCTCAACCTGCGCCGTCATCGAGATTACCCGCAGCGTCAGAGGATCATCCTGCCGGATGCACACCTGCCCGCCCGCGCCCCACTGCGGGAAGACCGCGAAGCCGAACTCGTCCGTAATCGGAGAAGGCGGAGATCCGGCAAACTCAGTGCTGCGCGCCGGGTAGGCCGCAAGCTGATCTGTCGAAGGGCCAGCCTTCAGCCCGGAAGAATCCACCACACGGAAGAAGACTTTTCGGACGTTCTTCTGATGCCCGGAGCCGTAGGAGCCGTCCTGAAGCGCGACAGCCACCGGAAGAGTCTTCAGATCACCCACATAGGGCAGGCCGATATGCACCTTGGAGGCCGGCTGCGCGAGCGTGATCTTGCCCCCAGTGACCACCTGTTTCGGTTCAACTGAGCCGTCAGCAAGGATGCAGACCTCTCTGCCCTCAAGCCACGTGAGCCCGCTGATCTCGGTTTTCGGCTCGCCCGAGTAAGTGCCCGAGCAATCCATGAAGATCGAGTCCTCGAGTTTGGTGAACTGCCGCTCATGCATGCGCTCGACAAAGCGCTTCTCGACGCCGTTGATGGTGCGCCGGATGACGCAGTAAAGAATGTCCTCGTCACCCTCAGCTACAACTGCGCAGGACTCAAAGACGCCGTCAGTCGTGATCCGGGAGAAAGCGCCCACCTGCTGCTCAGGAACGTAGGTCAAGGCCAGCAAGTCGCCCGACGAGCTCACAGCCCACACAATCGGCCACGGAGCTTTCGAGTAGGCCAGATCCTTGATGGTGAGATTGTCAAAAAGGTGCGGACACCTCAGGCACACATCTGCCGTGATGAAGCCGCCCGCCTCATAGTTGTAGCCCAGCTCGCGAAGATGACCGCCGCGCTCAGCCGCATAGAGCATCTGAGAATTGATGACCAGAGGCTGCACACCATTCGCGCCCACGTAGGACTGCGGACGCACCGACATTGAGGACGGTGTGATTGCATCTGAGTTCAGCGGAGACACGCGCCACTCCGCCGCGCCGGTCAGGAGAATCAGCTGCTGGAGCGGGACGATATGCCGGATGCGGTTCGCCTCACGCGCCGCAACACGCACGGAAATCCTGTCATCATCCTGCACCGGAAGGCTGTAGCTCATATCCGACTCAGTGCCCGACTTTGTCGCCCAGAGATTGCTTGGACGCTGATAGGTGCCGCCAAACCACCGCCGCTGCTCGAAGTACGAGACCGCGCCCGGATAGTCGCCCGCAGAGCCCACATGAGCCGTCGCACTCGCGCCCGAGCCGCCCGTGCCCTGCGGATCAATCACCACCGTCGGAGACGAGTACCCGCTGCCCGGCTTCACTACCCGAATCGAAGTGATCCGGCCATTGCTGACCACTGGAGCCAGCTCAGCGCCGGAACCGGTCGAATCGCGGACGTAGACATTGACGCCATAATTGTCCACGGCCAGCGTGTATTCATAGCGCAGAGCTTCGTTGTATCTGCTAACAAGAATGCCCTGATTGAGATAAACGCGAACAACAGGCTGAGAATAATTTGAGCCAGCCGCAGTGACTCGAACACCTTTGAGCGTAATTATCGTGGACGAATAGTAATAAACCGTGTCGCTATCACCTTCAGAAACAGTCTCTTTATAGCGGTCATTACTCACTTCAAAATCGAGCTCATATCCTGCCCCGCTGCCGCCCCCGCTAATATCAACCAGTTCAATGAATTCCTTCGCAGATTCTTTCAATGAATTTGCCGACGGATAATCAGGATATCCAAACTGTGATTCCGATCTTTTTCCCCAATATGGTTCACTTTGTGCAAAAGCAGTCGGTTCTTTGCTATATGGCAGTTTCTTGAAAGTCTCGAGCGGCATGCCAACATATGCCACAGCCCCCGCCGATGCGAGCGTGCCTTTTGACACGTACTGACCAGTCTTCACACCTTTGGGCGCATAGGTGTACCCGCTGCCCTGATTGTTGACCGTCACGCTCGTGATGCCCCGTTGCTGATTGAAGGGGTCGTCGTAAATCGGAGGAGTGATGGAGCTGTCGGCCGTGATGTTCTCATCAATGATGCTCGTGCTCGTTGTTTCTCCGATGTACGCCCAGAGGCCGCCCACATCGCGATAGACGCGGTACCGGCCAGCGCCGCTCACTGCGTTCCAAGAGATGGTGTTGTAGGAGCCGTCCCCGTAGGGGTTGCAGTTGATGCTCGTCGCAGGCGAGACTGCGCTTTCCTGACTGCCATCCTCAGTGAGCGCCGTGACCGCGTACTTTCGCACGTAGTCAGTGGGGTTCGAGACTGACTCATTGATATGCTGAGACACACTCGGAGCGCCGGGAGCCGCGAGCTTGCTGCTGAAGGTGACCTCGACAAAGCGCCAGTCGGAAGCCCCGTAGCGCCGGAGTTCCATCGGCGGATAGGACGGATGCACCAAAGTCAGAATGTCGGCCGACTGGACGTAGTGAAGGTCAAAGACATCTGCGCCGTCATAGATGCTCGAGATCTCGTAGGCAGAGCTTCCATTCATGAGCGTCTGTCCCTGAGTGTGGAAGCGCACGTAGTGGTGCCCGAATTCGAGCACCATCGTCTGATCTGTAGAGAACGTGAAGGAGATGAGCTTTGGAGCGTAGCCCGTCTCTTTTGCCTGATTCACGTAGACAAAGCCAGGCCGGAAGCACACAGGCCCCTGCGGTTCGACCAGGAAGTTGGTGCACTCAGCGAGCCCCGTCTGATACTTGCCGTCATCGATTCGGGCATACATGGAAGGAGAGACGATGCCGCCATTGAAGGCTCGCATGTAGTTTCGGATGGTTGCCATCAGACGATCCTCGCACGGAGATGAGGAGCGAGGCGTTCGCGCCGCCGGCCGCGATGCCGCGCATTGAAGGCGTCAGCGGTCTTGGCCAGCGAGAGCGCCTGTTGATAGAGAGCAAGCAGGTTACGGGATTCAGTCGAAGAAGCATCGGCCTGCTTCAGCGGCCCCACCAGCATGGAGGCCAGGAGCGGCACCAGCGCATTGATGAAGTACGTCGGATAGATGGACGGATTGTCATTGAGCGCAACGAAGGAGAGCACTGGAGACTCTTCATTGCAGAGGATCAGGCGCGAGGCATTGCTTGGATCCATCTCGAGCTCGTAGTCGATTGTCCTGCGCTCCCTGAAGTGAACGGCTTCGAGCTTGATGATGCGCACGCAGTTGCTCGGAACGCTGAAGCCGAACTTCCATGAGTAGGTTTCCTCATCGAGAGACGAGAGCGCAGCGAGCCGCTGCCGCCGCGTGAGGAAAGACCAGTCGGCCTCTTCCATAAGCTGCCTGAGCGCAATAGGGTAGAAGCGAGCGCAGTGCCCAGCCTGAGGCGAGCCGTCTGGCGAATCGATTGCCGTGACGGTTGCCGAGTCGCCCAGCGTGCTGAGCGCGAGGTTACAAATGTCTGCTTTCGTAGCCATATACAAAAATGGCGGACGGAGTCGCCCCCGCCCGCCGCCCACTTAGGAGGAGAGAAAGGTCAATCCGTCGTCGCGATGAACTCGATGCCCTCTTTGGGCACGATGAAGCGAGCGTCGAACACATCGGAGAGGTAGCAGGTCACAGCACCAGCCGTGAGCGCGGTCGTTGAAGCCGCGCCCTTGAGACGCAGGTAGCGCTTGTGCTTAATCGGCAGATGGAGCGCAACGCCGGCATTGAGCTCATCAGCCGTGAGCGCGCCCGTGACCAGCGCAGTGGAGAAGTTGGCCGCAGCCTCATCGGACTGCTCAAGAGTGAGCGTGAGCGTTCCCGTACCGGTGCACTCAGTCGTCGCCTTGATGACGACGTAGAGCTCATGGTCATTGAGCCCCGTCGTCGGAGCCTTCTGGCCGAAGTCGATTGCCGAGGACGTGAAGGCCGCAGTCGCCGCCTGATCCTCACAGAAAACGAGCTTGACATCCATCATGATGAGATCTCCTTTAGGCGAGGACGTTCATGTTGTTCGGGATGATGTCCGTGCCCACCTTGTGAACCGGAACGCCCGCAAAGGTCAGCACCTTTCGGCCGGCCACCTCATCCATGTTCAGAAGCACGTTGTCCTTGTTCACAATCTGACGGCGAAGAACGGAGCGCGCCGCGTCATTCATGTAGAAGGCCACGCGGCCGGTCTGATCATCCGGGAGCATCTCAATGGCCTGAGTCATGAGGTCAATGAGGTTCGCAGCGCCGCCGCCCTTGTTGTTCTGGATCGAGTACTTGGCCGTGTCGATGTTCGCGATGCGGACAATCTTTTCCGGGTCGTAAAGCGCGACGCCAAGATCCCAGGCGAACTCAGTGATGAGCGCGAGGAAGCGCTTGCCGTTCGCGTCGAAGGCGTAGTGCTCGCCCATGTTCTCAACGCGCAGGCCAGCCTGAGAGCCGTTCTGCGGGTAGAAGCAGAAGCAGGCTTCAGCATCCCAATTGACGAGCCAAATGTCCGTCTGCTTTGCCGCAGTCGTGCCGCCGCCATTGATGATGCGATCAGCAAAAGCTTCATTCGCCGGTGTGACGATGGAGCCGAGGCCGTCCACGCCGCGCGGATCAGCCGCTGCGGAGCCGTAGAACATGGTCTTGACGACCTTTCGGGCAAGGCCGCGCATGAAGCCCTGATCCTTTCGGAAGCGCCAGGCATCGCGCTCAGCTGCCGGGCGCGTGTTGTAGAGATCACGGTCAACCTCTGAACGGGTGCGCATCATGCCGGCACGGTAGCGCACGTCAGAGCCGTGCACCTTTTCCGTATCCCATCCCTCATTGAAGGCGCGCAGCTGACCTTCAGGATAGGTCGTGATGATCTTGCCGCGGTCTCCGAAACCATCGTTGCCGGGCTGGATGACCGCCTGATCGAAGATCGGCATGTAGTCGCGGATGGTATGCATCAGCGAGCGAATCGGCTTGTCGTTCGTCAGGCTTTCAAAGTCAGCGAGCGGCACCGGGTTGTTGTCAGTGATGATGTCAGCCATATCTAGCCTCAGTTTCTCTTAGCGTCGTTGTAGAAGTCCGTCGGGGTGTAAGGCGTCTGCGCCGGACTGCCCGTCGGTATCTTCGCTTCGCCGAATTTCGCACCGGCACGGGCGATGAGCTTGAGCGCTCCCGGATGGTTGCCCATCGGGGAATTGATGAACTCCGCAACGTCCGGGTCAATCGACCCGTCTGCCGCGCGGCCGAAGTTGGAGATCACTCGCCAAACGTTCGCCTGCGTAGCCTGGTAGTTCGAGCCGCCGATTTCGGCGTCGTTCTTTGAACGCTCAGCCCACTCCCTGCTCACGCGCTGGATGTTCTCAACTGCTCTTGCCTGCATTGCCGGCGTGACCCTGTCAATCAGGGACTGCGCCTGCTCCTGCGAAAGATTCAGCTCCTTAGCCACGCCCTTGAACTCATCCATCACCGGGCCAGCGAGCTCAATTCCTTCCGGTGCATTGAAGTCGCCGTACTCTTCCGGAGCGCCCTCAGTCTTCCCAGGTTCGGGCGCTTTCTTCTGGCTGTCGTCTTTATCGTCCTTGGATTCCCCGTCCTGAGCTCCGCCCATCAGCGTCTGCCCGCCGGTCAGATCCTGCTGTCCGGCAGGAGTCTGAGCAACGGCAGGCTGCTGAGCGTTCTGAGCATCGGACTGCCCGGCAGTGGCTTGTGTGGTGCCGGGTGCCTGCTGCGCGTCGTTTGGAGTTTGAGCGCCTTCGCCAGGCAGATTCGTTTCGTCACTCATAGGATTCGTCTTTCATGAGTCTGAAATAGTCAAGAGACACCGCGCGCAGGCGCTCAGCGAGCTGGATGCCCACTGAGCGCCGCCCCTCGGAGTAGGCCATCGTGAGAGCGTTCGGGCTGAATGACGCAGAATTGACGCCAGATGAATCCAAGACCCACTGAAGCGCCATCCTGCCCTCACGCGTAGCCATCACGGAGCGGAGCGCCAGATCCATCCGGCTCTTCGCCCGCTTGTCTTTCTCATCGTCTGCCTTGTCAGCAATGGGGTTGCGGTCTCTCATGCGGTCAATCGTCTCACACGAAAATTGCGGAGTGCGCAGGGCTACAGCGCCCCCTGCTGAGCAAGCTCCTGCATGCCTTGGACGGCCTGCCCGCCGACGGTTGAACCGTCTGCCGGGACGCGCCCAAGCTTGGACACGGCATCAGCGGCCTGCTGCATCTGCTCAGCCTGCTGAGCCTGCTGCTGAGCCTGCTGCTGCGCCTCAATCTTTTGCTGCGCCTGCTCAGTGGGCACGACCACAGAGGGAGCAACAGAGAGGTAATCGGCGTACTCGTCAACGATGCGGAAGCTGTCGATTTTCGCGAGCACATTCGGATCAAACTGCGCGACCTGCCCGATGCGCTGCAGGAACTGATCGAGGGAGTTCGCACGAATCGCACGCTGAGAGCGCGCGAGCATGGACGTGTACTCAATTGAGAGTTCGACGCCCGCAAGCTCAGGCGGAGCCGGAGGCAGCTGCCCCGCGCGGTAGAGGATCGAGAAGGTGCGCTCAATGAGCGGCTTCAAGACCTCGTTGTTCAGGCGCGAGAGCACGGGACCGAGCATCATGAGCTTTTCCTCGTGACGCTCAGCAACCTCAGTGGCCGTCATCTTGCCCATCTGCTGCCCGGAGAGCATGAGGAACATGTCTACGCTGAAGGCCTGATTGATGCGCTGCTGCACCTCAGCAATGTCCTGCCGGAGCGCGTTTATGTCCATCTGGACTTGCCAGGCGGACTGCACAGCGTCCTTCTGCGCAGGAGCGTCAAGGTAGATTCTGCCGCCCGGCTCGAAGTCATCCTCGTTGTCGCGCGCCGCAGTGGGCATGATGAGCGGAGGATTGACGATGTAGTCGATGGAGTTTCCCTTCTGCTTCTGCTCATGCTGAAGCTGCCGCACGTCGCCGAGCGCGACCATGCCGGGAGATTCCTCTGAGTACACGTCCGAGGCCGATGCGCCCCAGCGCCCCACCACGCACGGGAACTCGTTGAAGCCTGACTCCTCAAGGATGCCGTCTTTCGTGCCGTCCGAGTCAATCTGGATGATGACGCTGCGCCACGGCATGTTGCGGGAATCGCGCTTGCCGTACTGCCGGTCAAAGCGCGGCTCAATGGCATGGATCAGCTTGTACTCATGGTCAACCTGCCCGGCATCGAAGTTGCGGAGCACGTCGGCCGAGAGCTTTGAGCGCCCGAAGCGCGCTACCAGCTGAGCCGCCGTCATGATGAAGCGCCGGTAGAGTGTGTCAGGCACGCCTCTGTCATCCACGCCAATGGCGTACTCGCCCACGGAGAGCGGGTAGCAGTGGAAGACCTCTCTGTCATCCTCTGCGATGACCATAGCCATCACGCCGTAGGTGCCCACATCGCGCCAGCCCTGATGCAGCGCCTGATAGGTGTTCGTCCGGGTGAAGGCCATCTCCATGATGCGCTGCACCTGATCGAGCCATACCTTGACGGCCTGCGCCTCATCCAAATTCGGCGTGCCGGTTGTGAGCGCGAACCACTGACTTGACGGATCAGTCATGCCGCTCATGAGGCCGGCCGCGAGGATGTTTGCCGCCCGGACGGCAGAGCTGTCCACGATGCGGTTCCACCTGGAGCGCGACTCATTGCGGTTTTTGCCGATGAGGAAGCGGCCGCGACTCGGGGTGATGTGCTCAGAGATCTCGAGCCACTGCGTCATGTACGGCTCGCGCTCCTTTTTGAGCGTGCCCCAGCGCGTCAGGATGCGCTGCCTGAGCTTGAGATCTTCAGACATGCATCACCCCAGTGCGCCGCCCGCGCCGAGAGCGAGGTTGTTGTTGTTCACGCCGCCCGCGCCGGTGAGCAGGGTTGACCCTGCGCTCATGCCGGCATTAGCCGCATCAGCGAGGATGGAGCTCACGTCTGCGGAGTTCGAGTCCTGCCTGCGCTGAGCCTGCCGGGAGCGCTCAGCCTCAGCCTGCGCCTGCCTTTCGGCCTGCTGCGTAGCCGCTTTCTGAGCTTTGGCCTGTTTGTTGCTCGTGTAGATGGAAGTTGCGGCACCAGCCGCAGCAATGGCCGCGCCCGCGATCAGACCGCCTGTCACTCCGCCGCTCATGGTTTTCTCCTAGTCAAGAGGTTTTCAAATTCGTCAGTGAACTCTTCCTCTGCCCGCTCGATGCTGTCCGCGTCGGACGCAAAGAGCATGGTGATGAAGGTATCTTCGATAGCCCGGAAGACCTGAGACCGGCCGGCCGCGCCCTTGAGAACCACGTAGCCCTTGAGTTCGCGCGTGTCTTTCCCGGCCTGGACGTAGCAGTGACCTGAGACGATGACCACTGTCGGGATCTTGATGACCGCGCCGGCCAGCACCGTGTCTTTCGGGACGAGGCACGTGCGGACATAGACGCCGGCATGGAAGAAGTTCTCAGTCGGAAACTCGCACGGCTCAAGCTCAGCATCGATGCGCTCGCGGAGCGCCATGACCAGAGCGAGATCATCAGAGGAGCAAGGCGGCAGGGACGCCGCAGGGACGAGCGCTGTCACAGTTTCCTCCAATAGAGCGTGTTCACTGGCTTGGCAATCCGGTCGAAGATCTTGTCTGCCTGAGTGCCGATCTTTGCCCCGAGATACATGCCGTAGGCACCGTCATCTTTTGCGCAGCTGAAGAGCGTTTTGAGAAGGAGCGAGCCTGCGCCCGTGCCCTCTCTGCGATCCTCTCGGAGCCAGATGCTTTCGCAGGTAGCGAGAACCCGGCCGCCGCCGAAATGAGGGAGCACAGTGGTGATGTAGGCCGCGAAGCCGATCAGCTCTTCGCCCTCGAAGAGCCCCACTGGACGCAGGATGCCCTGCGCCTCAAGGAGCTCATACATGCGCCGGTCAGGCGCTGGCGGCAGATCCTCATAGACGATCTCTTCGCCGTAGGCTTTTTCGAGAGCAGGCCATTCCGGCCGGGAGAAGGCCTCACGGCACGTGATGCGCCGGCAGGTGAAGGTTTCGGTACTCATGCCGAGATGGTCTCACCTGCCGAGCGCGGAGTGCGCAGGGGTGCTCAGCGGTAGGGATCCCGGATGCCGTGCCGGCGGCTGCGGGACGGCTGTGGGGACGGCAGATCATCCAAGTACTCGTTGACCTTGACTGCGAAGGTCAGAGCCAGCGCGTCGGCATTGTCTGGCGAAGGGAGTCCGCGATCCTTCATATCCTCCTTTTTCTCAAGCAGGAGCTGATTCGTCGGTGTGTAGTCGTACTCGACTCCCGTGAGGTCAGTGATGAGATCCTCGTCATCCTCGATACAGCCGCCAAGCTCGAGCCACTCGCGCATGCGGCCCCACATCTCAGCGCGGAGATTCTTGTAGCGCTGCCTGTTGGACGCGCCCGAACCGAAATTGACCTCAGTCACGGGATAGCCGTTGTGACGGAGCCAGTCGCAGGGGGAGCCGCCAACGCCGCCCGAGTCAACATGGATCAGGATCTTTCGGACGCCCATGCCCTTGAGCCGGTTGTAGTGCTCAGCGACTTTCGCGCCGAGCTGATGCCCGTCAAGGTTGCGGAAGCGCTGCCGCTTCATTGAGCGCGCATCGAGGCCGAAGCGCGTGACGATGACGGAGGCGTCATCGCCGAAGCGCGCCACATCTACGCCCAGGATTGCCACCATGCGCGTGTAGTCCACGTGAGGGAGCGGCCGGGAAGCCGCCGAGTCAGCAACATCTCGGGGAATGAACTGCATAGCTGAAGCGCTCGGGAAGACGCCGCGCACGCGCACCTTGAAGAAGTCTGAGTCTTCGCCGTAGTCAGCCAGCCACTCGGCAATCTTTTCCTTGTCGGTGCCGGCCGCGTCGCGCCCGTCAACGTGCCGATGCGTCCAGCGGTGCCGGAACTTGTGGAAACACTCGAAGAAGCGCCCAGTGCTGCGGGTAGGGTTGCCGAAGCACAGCCAGAAGACTGTCTCTTATACACATCTCCGAGCCCACGAGACATGCGCAGATCTCGTATGCCGTCTTCTGCTTGAAA